TCATTTACATCCATTGTTAATGCAGTATTAACCACTATTGAATTGGTAGAACTCTTAGTCTGCGTTACTGTACTAGTTTCACCTAACACCAACTTATCGCCGTTATGCACAACTAATGGATCAGTCCAAACAATACCTGTTCCTTGTTGAACAATTGTTTGCATAGAACCTGTATCATCAGTTAATTGGTATGTAGGTCCTGCAATACCATCTATTAATGGGGGCAACGATACCGTAATTTTATTAGTTACATAACTAATAGTTTTAATATAGTATGTCTGATCTAATTCTATTCCACCAAATACAGCACCTTGGAATCTGATTGGCTCATTAAGTGAAAAGTTAGATACATCATCACATGTAATAGAATTAATAATTGCTTCTGTACGAGTGCATTCTGTTTCAATAGGTTCTGTACCTGGTCTTATTAACCCATTACCGTTAAACTGATTAGCAGAATAATTACAGTTCAGTAACATTTCAATAAAGCCAGTATTTAAATTATCAATAAAAGGCACCGTCTGTGAATTTGAACGCTGTAATTGATCTCCGTTACCCACTTCATATAATTCAATACCTAAAACATGATCCGGAGCTAGTGTAGTATTCAATGTGATTGTTTTTAATACCCAATCAACTGTATAATCATAATGCTCATAGATTCTACGACTTGTTCCACTAAGTGGGGTTATATCATATACTGCCAAGAATGCAGGATTCTGTACAATATTTAAGAATGAATATTCTGTCTGAGGATAAGAAGGAATAATTTCAGATGAGACTACAGTGAATCCAGTATGACCATACTGTCCAACTGACCAGTTAGTACCCGGGCGAGTTGTTACAATCATAGTTAGATTGTCAGTAACTACTCCTGGAACTAATTCTTCTGGACCATAACCTTCTGCGAATGTGTCACCTTGAATAGTGTATACAGGTTCTTCTTGTAAGAACAATGCACTAGGTGTCCATGTTGAACCATTACTACTTGTTAAAATAGTATTGTTATCACCAACAACAATGAATTCGGAATCAGTGTCATTATATGTGACACTGTTTAGATTGTTAGTTGTACCTGATGTTCTTACTGTCCAAGTTACACCGTCAGTGCTTGTTACAATAGTACCAATGTCGCCAACTGCAATGAATGTACCATTGCCATACGCAACATCTACTAAGTTATTAACTGTACCTGATGTTTGCTCTGGTGTGGTGCTAGCACTGTTACTAGTAGTAAATATTCTACCACTGTTAGCGACAATGACCACTAATCCATTACCCGATGCTAATGCATTTAAGAATGCATCAGATATGTTTGTAGTAACACCTGCGTTAACCACGTTCCAAAAGAATCCATTAGCAGTACTTTGTAATATTATTGATTGTGATGTTCCGTTAATTGTCTGATTTCCTACAACCAACCAACCAGTATTAATATATATTACATCATTTAGGTATCCGTCGTTAGGCAAATTAAATGAGTTATACCATGTTACTGTATCACTACTTGTAATAACATTTTCACCTACTGCGACCCAAGTACCATTTCCATAATAGACACTACCTAGACTGTTAGAAGGTACTGTCAATGTAGGACCAGTTGTGTATACTAAACCATCTGTGCTAGTATATATAGGTGTAGCAGGATTTGTAGTTGTAATAACATACTTGCTATCACCGTAATAAATGTCTGTTAGAGCAACTGGATTATTACTTAATTTAGTCAACGCCCAATTATCACCGGTAACACTAGTTAATAGTGCAGAATAAGTAGGTGATGCTGATATTGTTACATAACGGTTACCATTCCATATGACAGAGACATTATCTATTGTTGCTGGATAGAATGGCTGATCTTGTAAATTAGTATCTAATAAGAATTCTTCTGCCGGAGGGAATGCATTGTCCATATAGACTGATCCAGGATAAGTTATCCCAGTAACTAGCTGAGTCAAATCTCTGCCCGGCATATTAACAGTTGGATTATAATACCCAACAATACGATCCAACTCATTCAATCTTCTGTCGCCACTGTCTAACAATTCCCACTTACCTAATATGAAGGCAGTGTCATTGTTACTTACAATACATTGATATAGTCTATTGTTATAACGAACAATACTTTGATTGAAGTAGAATGGCTCTGGTAAGAATACATAATCACCTGACTTAGCCATAGTGAATGATAGACCGGTAGTAGTTCCAGTAAAGTTCAATGTAGCGCCGGCTATCGTTGATGACAATGTAACTGTAGTTGCTGATGGTTTTGATTTAATATAATAAGTTTGGCCCAATGTCAACTCACTGTATACCTCACCGGTAAACACCACAGGATCATTCAATTCAAAGTCAGTAGAACTTGTAACTGTCAATCTATCATTTGATGCAGTAACACCTGTAACAGTTGTTGATTTAACACCTGTGTATATTGCTCCCAATATATCACCGTCAACTGGCACTGTCAAGTTAGGATTAGCGTATACTTCTAATTCCGTAGGGCTGATAACTTTTAAGTAATACTGTTCTGTCAATCCAGGTGGAGTACCTGAAACAATAGTAGATGTTACACCACCGGTAGCATTTATACCACTAACATTGATTACAATATCGTTTATACCAGTTGTTCCACCTGAGATTAATGATCCAGGAATTGTAATATTATTATCGTATGCAAATCCTGTTCCTGCTGTGTTAATCACAACAGAATAACCACCTAAAATATAGCTGACAAAAAATGTAGGGACTACTGTTGGGTATTGCGTTAGTGTAGATGTTGCTGAGAAATTATCAGTCAATGATACTACACTGCCGCCGGCTGATGTGCTAACTGTTATGTACGGATTATCAGCAGTCAATGTCATTAGTCCGTTATCGTTTAACAAATCAAATGTTGCACCACCTGGAGTTTCACTTATAGTAAAGGTAGTTGAACTTAGGACAGTCTTGACATAATATGTCACTAATTCAACAACTCCACCAAAGACACCTCCGGTAAATGATATTGGCATGCCTGCGTATAATCCAGTTGTAGATGCACAGGTATATGCGTCTGTTCCTGAATTTGAACTAGTAATGTCTAATACAATGGTACCTATAGATAAAACATAGTATGTTGTGGCTGCTGACAGTCCACCAATTGCCGTAGATAATCTGAATGGCATATTAACATACATGCTAGTTGAGCCACCTGATAACGAGTTTAAATACAAATAATTTGAGGTAGCAACAGTCGCAACTGTACTTCTACTAATCAAGTTACTAGTTGTGCCTGAGTACCCAGCACCACCATTAGTAAATTCTCCTGATGTATTATAGAATGTAAATGGTTGTCCAGTGATTTGTCCTGGACTGATTGGTAGACCAACATTACATGTCATTGTTCCAGTAGCAGTTGTTAATTGAACTGCACTTGCTTGACTTGTCATTGAGGCAGAAGTATTAGAAGCAATTGATACATTAGAAGTAATAGTGATTGCACCACCGTTGATAGTATTAGACAATGTAACTTCATTAGTACTATAAGCAATGGATGCGATATAATATAGTTGCCCTGCAATAATACCACCAAAATCAGTAACAGAAGAACCACTAATCATCATATCAGTTACAATGACAGGTGTGTTAATGTTCAAATCACTCAATTCACTTAATTTTACTAAATTACCTGATATAGATGTTTGTACAACTGATACAATTGTAGGAGTGTTATTTGTTGACATTGTAAATGTTTGGTCATCAATTACGGTTGTTACATAATAATTTTCATTCTCAATGACACCTCCAAATACATCACCCGTAAAGAAGATTGGTAATCCCGCATAGAATCCAGTAGTTCCGCATATGCCACTTGGGTTCAATGGGATTGTTACAAAGTTAGTTGTCTTTGCAGTCGCAATTGCAGTTAATATACCTGGATATTGAATAGTAACTACTGCTGTATTTGTTACTTCACCTATGATTGCATCTAATCCTGCTGTAGTTGTTGCAGTTGTTAATGATACTTCCGCGCCGCCTAATGTAGCACTAATAGTAAACTGAGTTAGACTTACTATTTCTCTTATGTAATAAACGGTGTCTACTGCTAGATTACCAAAGGCAGCTCCAACAAATTTAATTGGCATGCCGACATAGAAGCCAGTAGTAGGGCCGATTGGTTGATCTAGTGACAGAGGAGTTCCACCAACACTAGGTGCAATTGTTATTACATTTGTAGTACCAGTCGTAGTTGTAACGATTCTAGTGCGTGATGACCATTCTACGACTTCATCATTTCTGATACTTTGAATTTCAAAAGTTGCACCTTGAGCACTTGCTAATATAGTGTCAATTGCCGGAGTTTCGTTAAACAATGTCAATGATGAGCTTGCAACTTGTTCAGTATTTTGGAAGGCTCCTGCATAAAAACTACCATAGAAATTACCTTGAGTCCACTCAGTTACTTGAGAATCATATGTAGTTCTATCATATCGTAATGTAGTGATATTTTCACGAATTGGTCTTGAGCTGGTTACACAGCTTGCTCTAGCACTAATAGCTAAATTATTATTTGTTCCAGAACCGGTACCCAAGAATACTACTCTATCATGGTCTTGTAATGCATCAGCATAAGTTGTATACAATGCAACTACATATGTAGGTACATTTTCTAATACACCAACGTAGTAATACTGCCCTTCTTTTACTCCGTTTATCGCTGTAGTGTCACTTCCTGTATAGTAACGAACTAGGTCACCAGTCTGTACTAATTGATTTTGTACAGTAATTGTATTATTAACGAGATCCACATCAATACTTGCAAAAGTAATAATTGAACTAGGTTCAATCATTATCTGCGGCAATACGACATATCCATCACCTGGATCTACTACGTCAACACGCAACAATTGATCCAAATTCATCACTGGCTGTAATATTGCCTCACGTCTTGGGGCAGGATAAATTGTTGTATCAATGTATGCAGTAATCACAGGAGGATTTGCGTATCCACGACCACCATCTAATACTAATACAGCAAGTAAATCAATATAGATTTGTTGACCTGGTAAGTGATTAGAAATAGGTGTTTCATTTACACCACGTGTCAATCCATTCAATGTTCCATATGCTCTATCAACACTTGAGTAAGCAATTAATTCAAATGCTTTCTTGCTCAAATCTGTTTCTGGATCAGTAGGATCGTAAACTTTAATTACCCCATTGATTGGGAAACCGTATATGTTATCAACTGCCATTGAATTGCTATTCAACGTTAAGTATGATGTCAATACTGTTATTGGATATTCATTAACACCCGTAATGCTTACGCCATAATTGTTGAACCAATTGGTGTATGCAGGGTCTTGCCAAATATCATCAGTAGGTACAAATTGATTGTCACCACTTGGATTAGCATTTACTAATTCAGGTGTTATGTATTGTTGTAAACTGGTGTTGTACTGTGCAGGTAAGTCAAAGTCAGTGATATTACCCGGCCATACATCAACACCGGTATACTTGAATAAGAAGTCTTTAACAACAACATGATATGGTTTTACTTCATTAATATAACCAGCTAAGAATTCTTGGTTATCACTTTGGAATACTTCTAGTGGAAGCAATTCACGTATAGTGTGTGCAACATCAATGAATGAAGTCTTGTTTAACCATGGCAGATAGTTTTGTGATTCAATTGTCTCACTTATAATATAGTTGAACAATAGAATCAAACCTTGATTTCTAAATGCAAATATCTCACTTGGTAATTCTTCGTTTAAGAATCGTGTGATACTACGAGTTTCTTCACTTGGGTAAGTATCGAAAGGGGTTGTATCAAAGAAATTATCACCAAAGCCTAATCGTGCTGATGCATAATCCCATAAGTCTGTTTTAAATTGTATAGTACCAGCTTGTAATCCAATGCGTTCCCATGTATCTAATCCACTATCATAGCGATATGTCTCTTGGAAGCCAGCACCGTTCTTATTAACAGTAACAATCAACCCATTCTGTGCATTGATAGTTGCTAGTTGATAATATGACTCTACTAGAATAGCAGATTTTGTATTATCGTTATAGCCAGTTGCCCACCAATTTACAGGATCCCAATAGTCTGTTGTTTCATAGAATGGAAGTCCTGTGCTTGGATTGATAGGTCCAGTTGTATACAAGAACTTACTAGATTGTGTTTCTGTGAATGGAATCTTTGCTAATTCTTGGTTAGCAAGTGTTAGATAATTCTTTAATGCGCCAAATCGTGAATAGAAGAAGCTTTGACGAGGACGTACTAATACACCACTTTGTACCGGTTTAGGTAAGTATGGGTCAGGAACAATCGCACCTGATTCATCGACGCCACTCATGCTGTCTAGCATTCTATCATACAGTGATAGAGGAGGTAGACTTGTCAATGCAGGCAATCCAGGTAAGAAATCATCTGGATAATTTGCACGAATTAAACTGTAAATGCTATGTGAATCATCTTCGTTTGTTCCAGTTGCAAATCCAATATGCATTACTGTATCGTTGCTATTAACATACTCACTTGTATTATACAATCCCATTACATTAGATTGAATAGGTGCAAAGTATGCAATACCTGATGCTTGTGGGGCACTAATATATGACTCACATATAGTATCACTTAGAGTTTTACCTATCTGATTAAAGATGATGTTAGTGTTTCTTGCCCAGAAGAAGTATACAGGGGTGATTGCACCGGTAGAGTTTAATACATACTCAACTGAGTAGTCTGTTAAGGTTAATGGTGTGCCTGGGCCTGCATATTCTGCAGGAACTACATTACTAGTAATCCAACTATAGATCGTAACTTGACTTCCCGGGAATACACGACCCCACCATTTACTATTATAAACTACTTCATCATTTTGATGATAGTTAACAAACTTAGTTGTACTTGTGTTAAACCATAATTTGCCTAACTGTTTAGTTCCCCAAACAGCAGAGCCAGATACAGCTGTGTTAGGACTATTGTATGATGCTGGGTCTGCATTAGAAACAATGTCTAAGTTTTCTACAACTACACCTAGTATCTTACCTTGTAATGGATCAATATAATCTAAATTGATTAGCGTATTATTAGTTGATGCACTGTATAATTGTGCATTTGTAATTCCATTAACATCTACTGCCATTTGAGGCTGACGGAACACTGACCAATCTGCTTGACCAGAAGGATTTGTATAGATAATTACTTGACCGTTTTCGTATCCAGGTCTAAAGCCAGGCGTACCAACTACAACAGTATTGTCATTAAAATCTACTGCCGTGCCATAATATGGTTGAGCACCGTAATCACTGTTCAATGCGTTCACGCTTTGAGCATAGATATACTGTCCAACATTTAATAGATTTTCGTTGTAGTTTTCTGCATAGTCAAACATATAAACTGCGCCGGCATTTACTAATGTATCTACAAATTGAGTTGTATTGTTGTCAAACAATGTATCATTGTTATAATTGTCATCGTCAGATGAATCAAATGTAGTCGCTTCGTAGCGTGGTGCTACAGGAGCACTTGCTACAAACGAACCATTGTCATTGAATTTAATAACAGTACCAAATTGAGTTCTGCTTGCAGGATGCGGGTCTGTGATGACTTGTGTTAATGTATATTTTGAAATACCTAACTCATACAATGTATTACCGCTTAATGTAACAATGTCTAACTTATCGTTAATTGTTGCTAATTCTATATTAATCAACGATATGACAAGTTTATTATCTATTGCAGTTGCAGTTACATTAGTAATATTTGCTCCCGCTATTGCTGTCGCTACCACTGATGCATTACCTGCAGGAATAGCAACAGCATAACCATTCAATAAAATAGTCGTTGGTGTAGTGACTTGACAATCAATAGTGCCAGTGATGATACCATAACTGCCGCCGCCGTCTGTGTAGCGGTAAATTATACCTTCTTTGTTTTCTGAATTAATTTGGAAAGGTGCACCAATTAATAGTTCATTTCCATATGTATCTAAATCTGCACTATAACCATACTGTTCACCAATTGTAATATCACCGGTTGCAGTAAATTGCTGTATCAATACAAAAGTAGAACCACTAATAGTTAGTATATCACCTGCAGTTAATGATTGATACACATTTAGTGTAGAGCCAGTAACAGCATAATTGTTTGTATCAATTAGTGTTCCATTTACAGATACAAACAATGGTTCAGATTGTGCAATCATTGTCATTGAACCGGAACTATTTGTTAATGGTAAAGTTGATCCGCCAACTGTTAATGACAATGTTATTGTAGAACCTACAATAGTTTTAATATAGTAGACTTGATCTATTGCCAATCCACCAAACACTGACCCGGTAAAGATGATTGGCATGTTAAGGCTCAATCCATCTACACTGTTCACCGTAATAGCATTGCTTGTAATACTAGTTCCAGTAAATGTTCTAGTGCCAGGGGTAAACACTAAGTTAAATGTCTGCGGTACAAATACTTGACTAGTAAATTGCACTTCAAAATTCTCCATTACACGTTCAAATATGTAGGATGTACCGGTATTGTTAATAATACCTGTATCGACTCCGGGAGCACCAACTACTATTGTGTTACCATAATAATTAGTTGCTAATGAGAATGAGAAGTTATCTCCTGTTGCTAAAGAACCTAGTGTAATAATATTGCTATATTCATACAATCCAGTAACTTGAGATTTACGATATACATAGAATGCATTTTGTTCATATGCACTAATGAACAACCAATTTTCATCACCTGAAAATTCTGTTTTAGTTCCCCAGTTTGTTACACCAGTTGGAGCTGAAATTGTTTGCAACTCTTGTAGTTCATTAAATGTGGTGTTGATTACTAGGTCATAAACTTTAACTTTTCTATCGGCAAGTAATGCACCTGTTGGTTGACTTATAGCAAACGTTGATCCTGCATATCCAATTGATGCTCCAAATGAACTAGCAAATAAACCTGCAGTACCGTTACCAGTACCTGCGTTTGCACAAGTAAATCTTAAACCTACAGTATATGCTACGCCGCTAGTCCCTGCAATAGTATTCCATTGAGCATTAGTTGTGGTACCCAATGAAACTATTTGATAGTCTTTTCCAACAACAAATGACCCAGCAGTAATTATGTCAGAGAATAAAGTTTGTGCTAAATCATATCTTTCAAATACAGGGTTATATGTATATCTATATGACACTCCTAAATCAGCATCGCCTACTAAGTAACCTAAGTCACTTGTAGTTGCAACTGCGCTACCAAATGTTTCTGAATTAGTTTTTAATAGTTCTAAGTCAAGGTTATAGTTAATGCTCTTACGATATACTTCCCAGTCACCAGTAGTACCGGTATCTACCCATACTTTGTTCTTAACAAACTCAGTGTTTAATAGTGGTAAGTTAATGATATCACTAGGTTGTGCTACTCGCTGTAATTGGAATCGCATTACAATACTATTGGTACTAGTCAATCTTGTTATAGTAGAAACTAATGCCAATGCTATAGTAACTCTGTAATTGTCAACTACTTCTTGTACAATTCTATAACCGTTAACTGCATCATTGAAATTAATGATTGCAATAGTTTGATATTTTGTTAATCCATGTGGTTGTGCAAATTCTAATGTTACGGTACCATTCAAGTTGTTTAATACTTGAATTATGTTGCCATTGGTAATCGGAGTGTACACTTGCCATGTACCATTATAGTCAGCAACCCAAACATATTGACCTACATATAATTGTGACAAAGGTGTCTGTGCAAGATTTAAATCATTATAGTAATAACCAAATGTTGTAATATCATTGAAGTTAACATAACCTGCATCAGGGTATAATTTGTTAGGAGTATTTGCAGGCAACGTTGGTAGTATATTAGGGTTAGTAATAGGTCTGCCATAATTGAATACAGAATACAGTGGTACTTCTTGTTGGACGCCATCTGTATACGTGCCCGTTGTCAATCCAACAATTGATGGATTACCTGTCAATTGATTTTGATTTAATCTAAAATCAACAAAGTTGTTATCTAGTACACCACCAAACTCGCCAGTCTTGATTGCCCAGTTTTCATAAACTTCATAGTCAATACCACCCTGTGGTAAAGTAATGCCTTTAAAGTTTTCAGTAGCGATTCTTGTACCTTTTTCTTTAATCAAGTTCTTATAAACATTAACTTGAGTAATATCAGTTAGGTCAGCAAGAGCCATATAATCACGTGGACGATATCCAATCAATGACCAACTCAACAAGTCTGCATCTTTGCTTAAGTTAGGAGTGTTTGTATTGTAATACAATGTAGATTCAAAGCTACGTGTACTAGGGTTAGGTAACAATCCCTTTTGAATTTCGTTGTAGTCTGTTTCTTTCCAATATCTACCATCGAATGTCATGCTTGGTTCTAATACTCTTAATGACACCCAGTACTTGTTTTTATATGTTACAATAGAACCTTTGGTATACTTAGTGACATTGTTCCACTCTTGGATATTGTCTTGGTTAAGTATGAAGCCCTGAGTATCAATCGTACCATTCCAGTCAGCAGTTTTTGTACCACGTGTAGTGATACGATTCTGGCGTAGACCGGTAATCAAATTATAAATCACATCGTTAAACAATGTAACGTTGTTGAATACAACACCGTGTTCAAAGTTACTAATGTTGAATTGACCATATGCAACGGTATCACCTTGGTTCAATGGTCTAGCAGAGAATAATGTATCATCACGTACAACTGCTAAGTCAACTGCTTGAATAGGATACAAGTTTTGATTTAGTACAAAGTTTTGTCGTTGTAATGTCAACGGTTGAACAACACAACTATCTTTCTGAATAGTAATTAAGTTAGCCGCCGGATTTAAGTTAATTAAACTACTTAGTCCCCAACCAGATTGAGTCCAATATAAGTATTCTGCAACCATTTGATTCCAGTTAATATCTAAACCAGATTCAATTTGATCAAACAATACGCCCTGTGTTGTTAAGTAGTTGCCGTAACTTCCAATGAATTGTGCTAAGTCTTGCTTAGAAACAAACTCAGTGCCGTAAGGTATTATTATTTCAGTATTTTCAAAATAATCTTTAGCAACTTGCACTGATTCACCTTCAACTGTCACTAAATTATAGTTGCCATTAATCTTTGGTTTACTTATTGTGAAGTATGCTTTAGTCTGTGAGTTACCGTATACTTTCCATCCACTACCTGCATTCTGTACAATGATACCACTATATATAATTTTGTTGAATGGAATGTTGTCATACAACAATACATCCAAACTCTCAGTAGGAATTAATAATGATGCATTGTTACTGTTAGGTGAACCTTTTTCAACATAGAAATTGACAAGAGCTTTATCTGTAAAGCCAGCAAGACGATATATCAAACGCACATCTAGGTTGTCTAACAAATCTGTTGTTGTTTGTGTTGAATCGATACCAACTTGTTTTTCATAGTCAACAATCCAGTTAATGTAACTTGTTTTTGCTGTGCCACTACCATAAATCTCAACATCTGAAATTACTAAATGGCTTCTGTCATTAACCAAGAACTGATTGAATTCTTCATTGTATTTGTAGTTGTCAACATCAACACCCAAACTATAGAAATTAGCAGGTTTAGTCAACGCTAATATCTTCATTAAATCAAACGGCCATGAACTGCTTCTGCGGTATGCAAATTCAGTAGATGCAACATCACCAACTTTCCAGTCACTACGGAAGCTTCTGCCATCATAGTTACCTACAACAGAAACAAAAGGTGATACTAGATTACCTTCACTATCGACTGGTAATACTTGTAACAACTGAGGTCTGATACATTGTGTCACTACAATAGGGTCACCGTTGTTCCAATTAATACCGGCGGCTAAGTCTCCCCACAATACTAAGTTATCACTAGTGTATGGTGCAGGACCGTAGCGTGTTGTCCACCATGTAGGTTGACTTGTAAAGCCTATCATCTCCCAAGGAGCTATATCAGGTTGTGTTGTGTCATAGAAGTATTGATATATACCTCTCCAATAGCCTTGCTGGATCTGAGCATTGTTTATCTTGTTACCAGATTGACTATAGTTGTATGAGAATTCGTTTGTAGGAGTATAACCTACTTGCTGTTTATACTCAACACGATTCTGTCCAACCCAGTTTAAGAAAAACTGACTATAGATTGTCAAGAACTCATCGTAAGAATAATCTGTTGTTCTAAAGAATCCAGGCACAACATCATAATCTCTTACAGGAATAATGTTGCTTAATTTTAAATTGTTATAGATACGAGTTTCAAACTCAAGCAATACTTTATCTCTAAAGTCTATTAGATTACCATCAATATAATCACCGTATAATTTTGTATAAGAACCATCATGCCCACGAATAAAATATGTAGGATTAGTATAATTTTCATCTAACACTACTTCAGGAATAAATGATGGATACAAACCTAATTTAGTAGGAGTATTTGGAACATAACTTCCATAAGTCTGGTAGTACTCATTTACTGTAATAATATCGCCCGGTAATAAATCAGTTTCGACAGTCAATGCAGGGCTTGTTGTGCTGATAGTATAATCAACTCCACTAACTAGTTGAGTGATACTAGTATAATTGTTAACAGTGCGTGTTAGGTATACTAATACACCATAGTAGTTTGCAGTATCAAAATTATAAATTCTAGTTAATGGATATCTACTTACATCTAACGAGTTTGTAAAAGTATATGAATTGCTAGTATAAGGTGATTTACTAGGCAACATATCTGACCAGAAAAACGGTGCAGTGTCTACTTTAGATAGTGTAATTTTATCCAATGCATCGTCTAGCATTGTTGCTGGACTTTGATATACACTATATTCTGTTTGATTAACAGTATCAACTAATAAAGTTTTAAACGAAATATATTGGTTACTATTGTACTGCAATGACTCGTATAGGTTAACTCCGGGTTTTCTTAAGAAAGTACCTGGCAATACTAATGATGCACTGTTCTGAATAATTCTATTACCCCATGGCACAAGATTACCTAAGTCACGGTAATTGTTTGCACCAAATACAGTTCCTGTGGTATTTGGATTATTATAGAAAATACTTTGATATTGACCACGAATGTCACCTACGTTAGCGGTAGTAATATCTGTGTTGAACGGGTTGTTCTGTAAATTATTAGGTATCTGATAATATGCCGTACTACTTACTTGGTCGCTCAATAGTGTAATTTCAACCACCGTATCAACTGCTGTATTAGGTACTGTGAAGTTAACCACAGTAGTTGTTGGGTTAATCGTATATGTGTAGGTATTGGTATCTTGTAATACGTTATTTAAATAAACTTGAATGTTAGGCCATACAGTATCTGTGGCTGCGGCAATATCACATGTGTAAGAAGTAACACCGCTATTTCCTACATAGTTAAATGAGAATATCTGATATTGACGACTTTCAGCAACGGCTGTTTGCCAACCCAATGCTCTAGTGCGTGTATTTAAATCACTATAATTATGCACATAACCTGTATTAACTTGTTGTGTAATAGGTGTTGAGCCTCGGACATAATCAAATGTTGCAGAATTTAGTGGTACATCAAAACTTATATCACCCACATTATTAACAGAACTATAACGTAATGGGAATCCTAATACAATGTCATTAATGCCAGATCCAATACCATAGCTGAATAATTTGTTACCCTTGAATGATGAGCCGGTGTATATTTCAGCGTCACCAAAACTTATTCCATCTGCATCGAACACATCAAAAAATGGTGCTTGATTTACTGTTGTCTTTTGCTGTGCTTGTTGCCACTGGTTCTCTAATACTGCAGGGGTGTTGTTAAAATAATAATAGAAATCTTTACCTTGATTATAATAACCTTTGTACGCAACAGTACCTTCGTTTTGTAAAACTAATCCATCATCTGCTTCTGTCAATGTTATTACCGGCGTTACTCCGGAAATGTTTGAGAAGCGCACAACATAAATTTTATTTCTAACATCAGGATTGTTATCAACTGAGAATATAATTCTAGCACCATCATATAATGCATAGTTATCATTAGAAATATCATTGGCAATTAACGATACATTAGTTGCAGATGGTATAGTTGTACTTATTGACCAACCAACTGTAATAGTTAATAGTGTAGTACCAGTAATTGCAGTAATTTGAGCATTTCTAGGTATTACCCCACTAGCGTCAGTGATGAATTGCCCAACCTGAAATGACCCAACCTCAACATCACTTGTCGGTATTGTTATTGTAGTAGAAGTACCGGTGACTCCGTTAACTGTGGCACTTGCAGCCGTATAAACTTCTACGTCAGGATAATATACATTTTGACCAGCAACTTGTGTAAACGCATCGGTTGTTCTTACATCAAAGAAATCAACAGGGTGTTTACCAACAATGCAATTGTCAAACAATTTCAAGTTAGGATAAAATTCAATAACCGGGCGCTTTGCCTTGTTAGCTTGTGTTGCATATGTTGTAGCAATACTAGGGTCATTGTTATACGTTGCAGTTGCATTGATGACATCAATGTGGAACCAACGGTTACTACGACTCCATGGATTTCTATCTATGCTATTTCTAGCAATAGTAATATAATCTTGTTGCACCGGAATATACAATGTAACATCATAGTTACCAATATCCCATGGTAATATATCCCATGGATTGTATGTGCCTTCAGTAAATGATTCAGGTACAATTAAATCTTGTGTATTAATTAATTCAATTGCAGTACCTACACCTTGTACATAGTAATCACCTGTTTTGTAACTAGTAGGAAAAATATCACCATTAAATGTAACTTTTAATCCATTAGTGAATACTACCCCGTTTGGTGCAGTATAATTTGATTGACCTAAAATTTCAAGTACATTGATTTGATTAGTAATGTTGCTATTAATTAATCTAATTTGACCTACTTTGTTTGGCACAGTACCATCTTGATAATACAGTGTATCTAACAAACTACTTAAGTATGGAACTAAGTTAATAACACCTTGAACATTGCGATAGAAGTTACGTGCCTTCCATTGTGTTCCAAAATTTGGAGTAATCTTTTCATTAGTAGGGATACCGGATGCAGGTATTAATTTAATGACTGGATTTGTAGGGTCACCTACGTATGTTATTGTGTAGAACGTTGCTGGAACTTCTGTATAATAGCCGCCGCCAAAGTTGTTGTCATTAACACTTGAGCCAGGGAATACATAAGGTGCACCGCCATCTTCATCATACAGAGTAGTGTCATAATATTGACCAACAAATCCCTGTTCATCAGGAACACCGGTATTATAGAACATGACTGTTAAGCCTTCAAGTGCTGTAACTCCATCAATATCAACAACATCGCTTAATAATTGTCCTTCAATGCTATCAAAAGGAGCAGAAGAAACTACGTCAACACGATTATCACCGGGGAAATTATATTCATCTTGTGCATTTTTATATGGCACAGTAAATTCTACAACACCATTTTCAGCACCGTTATTACTAACTCCCAATACATCACGTGTCAATAAGTTAGGCTGATTTGGAGCATATCCAGTAATGCCCGGTTGACCTTGAATCCAGAATGGACTGTCTTGATTTACAGTAAACGAGTATGTACCACCACGAATAAGTGTTAATGTAGGGTTGGCCGATCCATTAGGATTTATATTACTAGAAATAATATATGCATTAGGGTCATCAACTACTGTATAGTCTTGTGCATCGTATACAATATCAGTTGCTATTGTTACCGCCGGTGCACCTTGTGGTAACCAGTAGTATTGATTAAAATTGATTAGTTTGTCTAAGTCAACAAACGGATCCCATGAATAGAATTGACTATTGAATAGTCTATCGTTATTATTAGTAACACCACCGTTTAATTTTAATGCGTCAATGATGCCGGGATATGTGACAAAATCAGTAGCTGTGGCAGTATTTGTTTTAGTGAATACAACACCAGGATCTAATTGATAATCCGTACGTGTTTTAGTAGGTTCGACTACATAGTTATCTTTAGCGTTAACACCATAACCAAATTTACTACCAATATAGCCCTGAATACGCATTGTATTCGGCTGGTCTACAATTTGATCTAACGTGGCTCCTAAAAATTGTGCATTAGTAGGGGTTCTGAATACTTCAGGTAAAAAGTTTAGTGTTCTAATTCTTGCTGCCATTATAACTCTCTAGTTGTTATATATACTTATCTTATTTGTAATTGTACGGGAGTTAAAGCCGCAATTACAACCACGTCATTTGCTGTTGCACCATTAACAAAAATTTCAAATGGCGCCGATTTGATTTCATACAAATCACCAAATGACATTGTAGGGTCATTAGGTACTAAAACGATTGAGCTTACTAAATCACCTAATTGTGTGTGCAAATATGCACTTAACTCTGAGAAGTAGAATGTGTCACCAAAACTCCAATTGTTAATATTGAAATAACTATTCATTGCAGATAATACCGCACTACGTATTTCGCTATTACTTGCGCTAGTGTTTTGTGATGGGATAACTTTAACTGTGCCACGTAATTGTTCAGGTGCTTTAGAACCAAACAATGGTAGAAAGCGAACGCTGTTTAATATCACACTGTCAGTTAACATCTTATAATCATCAATGCGACCATATGCTTGTTGTAATTCGTTGATTGTTGGCACTGCTGGTTTAGGTACGGTGTTTGTTGTATCTTGTATCCAATTTTGGTATGCAGTATAATAAGCCTGTGTTACCAAATACAAATCAATAATGTTTGTAGTTGCCGGATCAATTCGTGTTGTATTGTTACTGTTGTGTTTGTATTGGAACTGCAAGCCTTGACGTCCTGGTTGCATTGAATACTGTGGTTGTGGTGTAACAATATAAAACGGTGTTGTTACTGTGGTATCTTGTACTGTTGTGTAAAACACATTATACAATCCATTCGAATCGGTTTCATTGTATGCGTAAAACAATTGTCCTAAGGGATATTCATACTTAACAACTTCAATTGCAGATTGATTTGGATATTGATATGCAACATTAGACGAATCGATTAATTGATATCGTGATAGGTTAACTGCATCTTCAATCAATTCAAAGAATGAGTATATACCAATGTTAGTTGATCCCGTAACGTATCCAGTAACTGTTTGGAAGAAGTCAGGGTCAAGAATAATTTCAGTATTGTTAACATCTACGCTAGCAACTTCTACTTCAAAATCATTGACATATCCATCACTCTCAACAGTCTGGCTAATAACTGCAACATCAACTGGTTTAGCTAATGGGTAGTTACTATCTGGTTGTGTATTTGTTGCTAATACTTTAACATTGTCTGCTAAAATTTTACCAGTTACTGGGTCATAAACAAGTTTACCTGTTTCGTACCAGAAGCGGGTATCAGCTACACTACCAAAATAATAGCGTAGTGCTCTGTAGTAAATTCTATAGGTATTGTCACCAGTACTTTCAAAATTTACAAACCAATTGTTGGTATTAAAGTTTTCAACTGACCAACGATTCTGTGTTACTAACAATGAATTGTTAAACACTAAACTGAAATCTTGATTTAATTCCATTCTAGTGATACATTCTTGTAATACAAGATTTGGTAATGTGTTACTGAATGAAGGAATTACTTCAGTGATAATTGCACCATCAGGTACATAACCATTTAATGTTACCGGACCGGTGCCGTTACTGAAGTTACCTTGACCATTGTTATATCCGTCACCTACAATTGCTAGTGCAGTAGTCCAGAAATATGTTGTGTCACTTGGGCTAGCAATACCTGCGACAAGTCTATTGTTATTGTCAAAATAATAACCACTAGGTGCAGTAACTTTTATCATTGCACCTTTTGTAATATACTTTACATTTTTAGTAGAGTATGTACCAATTGCGATGGGCACATCTGCTGATCCAGATATGTTATAGAAATAACCAGTGATGCTATTAGCATTAACTGTGCTAGTATTCCAATATACTGTACCGTCACCAGAAGCAACATTTATAGGATATCGTGTGTAATTTTGTAAGTAATATTGTTTTGCTCTATTGCTTGATAATGCAGATGCTAATGTATCAGTTAGGAACTGAATGATATCACCTGTGTTAGTGATAGTTAATAACAACCATCCATCTGCGCTATTTTGATACATACCACCGTCATTAGCAAATGAGTTAGTGCTGGAGTATTTCCCGGTAGGGTCAAGTAAGTCTAAGTTCTTAGACACGCCAACAGAACTGCGATTAATAGCCTTGCTTTTAATAATTGAGTTGTATAATGTGTATGGAAAATTGTTGTAATCTTCGCCATTAACCATTCTGTTTTGTGTGTAATATCTTGCAGGAGCACGTAGTTTAATGTCAGCTAGTGTTTCTCTAGCCTGTGCTGTTGATATTGTTGATTGAAGTTCTAGTCCTATAGTAAGTGCCTCTGTTCGGCCTGCTCGACTAATGTACTGAAACGTTACTTGAATACCTTGCATTTCAGAAGGATCAATAGTATATGTCAATGCATTACCTGCACGTACATATGACCTGAATGTTCCAACTGGTGCTTCAGAAAATACTCCATCACCAAAAGTGTAACTGACTTGGTCATTGAAACGTGAGACAACACTAAAGATTTTCTTGTTGCTTGTTTCTGTTTGGAGTTGTGCGTTAGCATATACACTTTCTACTTGATTCCAAAGTGTACTGCCACCGTTGTCAGTGTTTAATTGATATAACCATGTGTCTGTATTATTGATACCTTGAATATCAATATCTACGACTTGGTTTGAAATTTGTTGTGCTAAGTTAAAATCGTATGCCTGTAATCCACCTTGCTTGAAGTAGAAAAAGAATCCTGTATTTGGACTACCATAACCTAATTTGTCATTACGATAAACCATATTGAATCTGCCACTTGGTGCAGGTGGAATCTCATAAACATAATCTTCACCTAAACTAGTAACAGATACTAATTCAAAGGTCATGTTGATAGTATCAACTACTGAACTAAAAGGAGCGATGGGCAGGCTGTTAGGTGGAATGTTAATACTGTATTCATCAGTTTTAACTCCTAACAAATCAGCACTATTTCCAGGACGACCCACTCTTTGGCTATTAACCAACGTAGCGTTTACTACTGTGTTGAATTGTTCTAACCAATTGACATTTGCAGGATCATTCCAAAGAATAATTTGGTTACTTAAGTTGAAACCATTCATATCGGTTATATTTTCAGTAGTGCGAATGCTTGTTACTTTAATATAACCCTGACCGGCGTTATTACGCTTTGGATTATAACTTACTAAGTTAGCTAGTTTGATAACACTGTCACGGCGTTCAGCAGTATCAATGAAGTTTTCACGAGTGTTTAAGTCATTACGGAATGCCAAACCCTGTCCCATAAACGCCATAACGTCCATGAGGGCAATAAATTCTGAACTGTCAATATAGTCATTGAATGTTTCAGGGTAGTATGCTCGTAAATAATCAATGAAACTCTTACGCAGGGTTTCATAATCAAAGCTACGAAAGTCGGCTTCACGAAATGTTTGATAGATTGCTTGCCAATCGTTAACGCCGAATAATGCTGATTGTCTTGAACTTGTGGCCATAGTTGTTCTCTTTTAAGTATTTATCTTAAATGAAAACAACGGTTTTTTAGGTTGATAAAGACGCTTGATTTGTTAGGTTGTTGAAGAATACATTAATAATAGAAGCATCATTGAAGGGCTGAATAGCAACTTCTACTTCTAAAAGTATTCCGTTTTGTTGAACAAATGATTTTACAGAGTTTAATAATAGCCTAGGATCTGAACTAGCAACACGCTGTATTTCAGTTTGAATTCTAAACTGAGTGTCAGCATCATTTGGCTCAAAGATATAAGACCAAATATCAGTTCCATAACCGGGTTGACCCACTTTTTCACCCTTGTTGATATTAAGTGCGTTAACAAAGTCTCTTAGTACTAATGGACCGTCGACCATTCTGAATTTTTTGCCCGGAATAATAGGATATACCATGCTACCTGTACCGCCTGAACTACCAGGCGGGGCATTAGTAGTTCTGGGTCTATTAGCATTAATTGTTGAAAAACCTATATATGTTGGCATATCTTATCCTATCTTATGTGATATTTATGCAGTTGCTGAATTAATAAATGTGGCCTTTTCATCTATGATATCAAGGGCTCTTTTTCTAATAGCTTTCAATTCTTCTGCCAAAGCTTTTGCTATTGCTAAAGTACTTTCAATTGCTGGATCGCCTGCAGGTAAGTTATTTTTTGCCTCCACGTGAGCCTCTACTGCCTTGTCAAATTCTGCCCTCTTTGTTTTTGCTTCAACAAGAATAGCCGCAAATCTAGTATCAAACTCTTTAATTTTTTCTTGTTTTTGTATAAGTTTTTGAGCCGCAGAAGTACCCGCAGTTTCCCCAGTTGATGCAGGATTACCTGTATAGTTTGGTACCGGAATCTTTGAACTACCAAACACCGCGCCAATTTGTGCAGTGATATTTGTTCTGTCTACTGTGTTGGTACTAATTACAGGTAGCTTGATTGGTAATGCGCCACCTGAATTTAATGAACTTATTGCAGAATTCAATTGTGCCGCGGCACCAGCGGGCAATCCGGCTGCGGCCAAGGCTTGTAATGAAGCACCAGGATTCTTAAGTGATGTTAATAATCCAGAGGCTAAATTACCTAATGCGGCGCCCGATCCCAATGCCGCAGTAACTTGTCCTAAAGCCGCTGTTATTCCAGCAGTACCCGGTATCGTATTCAACGCACCTTTTGCATTATTTATGACAGAAGCTACAGCTTTTTGTGCTCCCGGTAAGTTACCTAAACCAGTAGACACTGATGCAGGTAATAATGAATTTGCACCATTTGTTAATCCTGCTTGTACTACATTTGCGGCTGTTGTTACGGCTCCTCCTGCACTATTCAGTAAATTATTAACACTAGAGGCTGCGCCATTTATAGCAGAAGATGCCGCTCCCGATGCTATAGAGGCTGCATTTGCACCTGAAACATTGAATGCATTGGCTGCTTGCGTAACACTTGCTTGTAATTCTGTTCCAGAATTCTGTGCGGCTGCTGTGGCTTGGTCTGCAATCTGTTTAAGATTTTGTGGTATACCTGCTTTTAAAGCAGGGAAAGAATTCTTAATTGCAGCAAACGCAGACCCTGCAATGCCTTTAGCAGAATTCAATAAACTCTCTGCACCACCTGTTAAATTCTTTGCTAATCCGTTCAATGATCCTGCTATAGAACTTAATCCACCTGTAACAGTGCTTGCCAAGTTACCTGCAAAGTTACCTGCACCTAATTGACTGGCTGCATCGCCTAATAGTTTGTTTGCGGCACCACCTAAGTTAGCAATTGGTCCTGTAATTGACTGACCTAGTGTGCCGGCGGCTGACTTAATTGCATTGACTGCGGCTGTAGGTCCTGCTAATGCGGCTGCTGTAACAGCGCCTGCAAGTTGTCCTGCACTTTCTTTACCAGTAAATAATCCTGCTTGTGTTAATTGTGTTTGTGCTTGCTGAAAATTAGCAACTTGTGTGGCTACTTGAGCAGTTGTGTTATTCAAATAGTTTGTTAAGTTTTCAGCTCCGGGTTTGCCGGCAAACAAATTATTAGTCAAAGCTTGTTGTACTGTCTTACCACCTTGAATTAAATTAGATACAAGTACGCCCGCGCCTGCTTTAAGTACACCAGCCGCTTCAAGTTGTTGTGGTGATTGAGCCATTTTACCAATTGCGGCTATATTCTGCACAACACCATTAATGGTTGATGTTACTACCCCTGCACCATTCTTAATTGCGGCTGCAACATTGGGGACAGTTTGTGCAATTGTTGCAACTTGTCCTACCATAGCAGTTGTTGCATTCTTGTCTAATGCTCCGCTTATTGCTCCTGTTACAGGAACAGTTGATGCTACACTAGGACTGACCGGTGCAGCCGGAGTAGTTGTTGTATTGTTTGCCGCTTGTACTGCCGGAGACGGATTGCTTGGGAAGTTAGCCTCTGCATCATTGTTAATCTTAACATCAACACCTTGATTTGCGGCTGCCCAAGGTGCATGAGAGGGTGCTCTACTAGTAACACTTAATAATGCTGCCGGCGCTGCCGACCAACCCTTTTGTGAATCATACAATGTATCAGTATGTGCGTTCGTTGGTATTGGTTTAACATCTTCTGGTATCGTTGATGCTTCGCCTGTGTTCAAGTTTATTTTCTTACCATTGATGAATGTATTATTTGTGCTAGCAAAACTTGCTTCACCCGATGATTTTAAACTCATTGCACCAGTTGATTTCAATGTTGTTTTGCCATTCACAGATGTAGCGTAGTCAGTTCCAACTTTGATATTAGTTTTCTTATCGCTGTTAGTTGTAATGTTTTCAGCATAAATGTTTAAATCTTTCTTGGCATGCATGTTGATATTGTTATCAGCATGTAGATTCAAATCACCTTGTGTTCTGATGTTAACTGAGTTAGTAGCGTACATATCAATCGTACCTTCTTTACCCAACTCTACCCAACTTTGTCCGTTAGCATGAATGATGTGCAAACACTGACCATCATCACTCATTAATATTTGATGTCCTAAACTAGTACGCAGTCTTATTAATTGGTCACGACCAATTAAGTCACCATCATCCATTACAATAGAGTGGCCTGCTCTACGTGCCACTACTCTTAACCCTGTTTGTTGGCTACCTTGACCTGCCGCATCTGCAACTGTCTCATCTGTAAATCCACCTTCATAGATAGGGCGACCAGGACTACTTACACCCCAACCAACACGACTTGGTGTTTCACGCTGTGCTGATGTGCCTATCGTACCTCGAATTGTGTCTCTGATTAAACCTTGTTGATTTAATACACCAGCAAGATAACTGTGTACTGGCTTTGGCTGATTAAAGAATGTAGGTGATTCATTAATTGCTTGATTGTTTTTATTAATGTTAGCTACCGGCAGTTTTGTTGCACCACCATAACTATTGCCTTCATTTGTATTAACAACTACTGTTTCAGCAGAACCCATAGCAGGCACAGTATACAATGCTTCTGGCTCAGGTACACACCCAATCCAATAACCATACTCAGGATCACCGTTAATGAATACGCAAATAACAGTTGTGTCAATATCGGGCTGTGCAAACCACATACCATAAGCACTTTGATTCTGTAAGTATGTTCCGTATCCTTCTTTAGGTGCATCACCCTGTGTTAAACCATAAAAGGGAGTCATGTAATTTACAGTAGTCCATGAGTTGGCATCATTTGGATCTTGGCCTCCCATCTCAGCAATATACACCCGTAATCTACCAGAACGAATAGGATCGATGTTGTCTTTAACTACTCCAAATACTGGTACTGAGCGTAGTACTGCACCGCCTGCATCTGGTTTTGATGCACTTGTTGCGCCTCTAGGTTTGAATACATTATTTGCCATTATATTTTCTCACTTTATACACCACCAATACCTAATTAGGTATTG